CGCCAGCTCCGGCAAAGCACCAACATCAACGATGTGACCGGCGGCTCCTCCGTCATCGGCAAGACGGCATCGTTGCTGCTCAACTTCGTCGGCTCGCGGTTGGACGCGGGCACTTTCGCGCCCAGCAACCCGGCGGGCGGCGGCAGCGGCGTGATGATCGAGGGGATTGCCTCGGCTGACGTCAACTCTGTGAGGTTCTACGACAACACAGCCGCGTCGCGCGAGTATCCATTCCAAAGCGCAGCCACCATCAACTTCTCTTCCAACCTCGTGAGCGGCGGCGCCGGGTACTTCGTGCTGTACTACACGGACCTGACCGGCACCAACGATTGGTCCACGGCGAATGCGGTCAAAGTTGCCAAGGTGGGCGGCGGATTCGTGGAGGGCGCCATCTCCAGCTCCTCCTTCGCGTTCAACTACGACTACACCAACGAGACTGCTGGCGGCCTGCGCACCGGCGGCACCGATACCGCTGTGACGTTGGTGGCGGGCAACCCGGGCTTTGCCAAGCCCGTGGTGGTTCAGCTCGCGGCGGCGCAGGGCTTGACGGCGTCGAAGTCGATCGTGATCACGGCTACCGCCGAAACTGACCGCGCATACCAGTGAGGTGACACATGAGCAACGGGTTTGTAAGAGTCCCGCCGGACAGCACCGGCAAGCGGCTGTTCACGCAGCAGCACACAGTCGACGCCACAGATGTGCAGATTCAAGTCATGCACATGGCGGACAACACGAACCCGGACCAGTTTCTGGCCGTGGACAACCGTGGTTCGGCGTCCGTCCGGTTTGCGGAAGGTCAACCCGTCATGTCGGGCTTCGGCAACCTCAAGGTTGCGGAGGAGCGGACGCTGGGCGTGTACGAGTCCAGCCTTGACACATACGACGCCTTGTTCAGCGAGTTTGTCGCCGGCACCGGCGCGTTGAACTATGACGCGCAGGATTCGAGCGAGGTGCTGTCTGTCGGTCCGCTTTCCGGCGCCTCCATCCGCATCACCACCAACCGCTACCATTACTACCTCCCCGGCACCAGCAACATCTTCAAGATGACGGTGGCGTGCGGCGACGTCGGCAAGGCCGGAAACGTCCGCCGCTGGGGCGCGTTTGATGAGAATGACGGCGTCTTTTTCGAGTTGAGCGGAACCACGCTGAATGCCGTGATTCGGAACTCCACCAGCGGCACGGTTGTGGAAACGCGCGTGGCTCAATCGGCTTGGAACTCGGACAAGCTGAACGGCACCGGCCTAAGCGGCGTCACGTTGGACATCACCAAGATCAACGTGTGGTGGCTCGACTATCAATGGCTGGGCGCGGGGCGCGTCCGCTTCGGCATCTTCGCGCCTTCCGGAGAGCGCGTGGTGTGTCATGAGGTGGAGAACGCCGGCAGCTTTGCGCTCCCGTACATGCGCACGGGCACGCTTCCATTCTCTTTGGAAAACACCAACACCGGGGCCGCGGGCGCCGGGTCTGAGCTCCGCTCGGTTTGCTGCGGCGTGTACACTGAAGGCAACGTGCTGGGTGACTACACGTTCTGGCGCTACACCGGCGGCGTCATCGTCAAGAACATCGCAGCAGCAAGCACGCACCTCGGCTCCATTCGTCTCCAGCCCACCGTCAACGGCAAGCACAACTCCGTCCAGCTGTACCCGGAGACTTTGAACGTCTACTGTGACCAGCCCGTTGCGCTCACCGTTGCTCTGGACACCTCGGTGACAGGCGGCACGTGGAATCAGATCCCCGGCAGCGTGGCGCAGGCAAACCTCGACGGCACATACGCGCCGACGGCAGACACCGTCTTCTTCAAGACGATGTTCTTTGGTCCGGGCGCCAGCCGCCTTGAGGTCAGCAACTGGTTTGAGCTCAACGACGAAGGCTTGTTGGTGCGCGCGGACGGGACGCCGGTGGTGTGGTCGTTCATCGCGTCGCCGCTGACAGCTTCCCCCGTCGCGCTCACCTTCAACATCGGCTACAGGGAACTCTGGTAATGCTCGCATGGGTTGCGTTCGGCGCTGAATGGGCGCTGGCCGAAAAGGTCAGCATCAACGGCTACACCAAGCGCATCACCGTCAACGCGGGCGTGACGTCGCTGGACATTCGCAGCGACGTCTACAGCGCCTGGGTGCGCTGGTACTTGAAGGTGGACAACTCGCGTTGGCTCCCGGCAATGAGGTACTCGGGCGCTGACCCGATTCCGGGCGGCGAGACGGGCGTGACGTTCTTCCTGATCAACGGCTGGAAGCTCGAATATGACCCCAACCTGGTGGCCGTGAGCGGGGTGCTGTACAGCGACGACTACGCCACTGCGTTCTGGTCCGCAGCAGACCAGCCGCTGTTCCCTGCAACGGTCTCCTCGCTCGTCAACAGCGCGGTCACCACGCAAAACGTCGTCACAGGCGATCTTTCCGCCGTGCCTGCGTCCGTCTGGGGACATTCGACGCGCACGCTGACCGCGAGCAACGATCCGACCAAGGAGCAAATCGCCGCGCAGGTGCGCACAGAGCTGGCGGCGGAGCTTCTGCGAATATTGGAGCTGGCCAAGCTGCACGGACTTGTCGCAGGCTCGCCGCTGGTCGTTAGCCCGACGGCCAGAAGCTCCTCCGGAATCACGCAGACCATCAACACCGTCGGCGACACCACGACAGTCTCCCGGACATGAGCAATTTGAACTCCTCGGCAATCGCCCGGCAAGGCGTCGGCTTCGGCGCGCTGTCGATGGCGCTGCAGGGATTCTTTGGCGCGGCAACCGCCGAGCTTTTCTCAAAATACGTCTCCACAATATACTCGCAACCGTCACAACAGGTTGTTTTTGCCGCGCGCGATTCTTTGGTTATTTATCGTGCTCCGTCCAAAACAAGCGTTGAGCTTTGAAAGGTAAAACATGAACACTGAAAAGCGCAGCATGGCTCTTTCCGATGCGTACTTTGTGCGCAGCGTTAAGGCGGCGTGGTCCGTTTGGAATATCCAAAAGGCAGTCCGCGAAGGCTATCAGGCAAATGGCTGGGTTTATCGCGCCATCACGCTGATTATGCAAAACGCCGCGTCTGTGCCTTGGGTGGTTTATGGCGAAGACAACGAGATAATTTACGACCATCCGCTTGCTTCGGTTTTGTCGCGACCAAATCCGCATTGGACTCGCCAGCGACTGATTGAAACGCTGGTTTCTTGGCTGGAGCTTTCCGGGAATGCCTACCTAAAAAAGGTTGTTGTTGGCGGGAAAACCGTAGAGATTTGGCCGATTAGCCCGGACCGAATTGCGCCAATTCCCAGCCGCGATCCGACAAAATTCATCGAAGGATATTACACCAGAAACGATGGCGGCGAGGAAGTCCGCAACCCGGATTACACCGCAGAAAACACCGTCCACATCAAGCTGACCGATCCCGCAAATCCATACTATGGAATTTCGCCGCTTGGCGCTGCATCGCGTTCAGTCGATTTGGACAATGAGCAGCAAGATTGGAACACGGCCACAATGCAAAATCGCGGCGTTGTGGATGGCGTTTTTACATTCAAGCGTCAGCTGGATCAGCTTCAATCCGCCAGCCTTATTCAGAGAATCAAAGACCGATTCAGCGGAAAAGCAAACGCGCGCACGCCGATGGTTATTGGCGACGATGCGACATACACGCGCTTGGGTTTGAATCCCGTTGAGCTGGATTTCCTCGAAAGCAGAAAATTCAACCGCGAGGAGATTTTCAGCATATTCGGAATTCCACCCCAACTCGCAGGCAGTCAAGAAGCGAGCACGTACAACAATTTCTCCGCCTCGATGAGAGTGTTTTGGGAAACCACAATCATCCCGTTGCTGGACAACATCTCCGACTCCCTGAATCACGCATTTTGGGATGAGCTCGGCGGAAACGGCAAAATGACGGTCGGCTACGATTTGTCAAACGTCGACGCCGTGCGCGAGAGCCAATCCGAGAAGGCTGCGGTTGCGAAATCGTATCATGCAATGGGGGTGCCCTTCAACGTCATCAATGAGCATTTGAAGCTCGGCATTTCGGAGTTTGAGGGGTGGGATTCCGCCGGAAAGCCGCCGGATCCAAACGCCGCCCAGATGCCGGACGACAGCGAGGATGATCAGCGGTCTTTTGAGTTGGTCCCGTTCGAGCAGCGGAACGTGGACCAGGAAATTGCGCTGCGTGACAAGTTTGCCGACGGCGAGGTTTTTGAGTTGATTCGCGCTTTGCTGGAAAAGCAGTCGCGCGCAGTCCTGTTCGCGGCGGAAAGCGGCGGCGACATTTTGGCCGCCTCGGCAAGATTTGATTCCGAATGGGACGCGACTTTGCAGCAGGTCTACGAGACTGTCGGCGTCGCGCTGGGTTTGAAAATTGCGCGGCCTCGCCGCAGCGCAAATCAAGCCAACGCCGTTCGCAAAAATGAGCCCTACACCAAAAACCTTCTGGCTGCGATTCGCGCCGCTTTGGTCAAAGAGCTGACAATTCTAAAGGAACGCTCATTCATTCAGCAGACGGTCGCAAAGCTGATTGCGCGGCAGTCGGAGTATGCCGTGAAAAACGGTCTCCCGCCGACGCAACTGGCGCAGGGAATCAAAGACGCAGGCGCCTTTTCTCCCGAGCGTGCGCTGCGCATCGCCAGAACGACGTCCGGCGCCGCGACAAGCATTGGTCAATACACCGCCGGGAAGGCGGCGGGCGCCACGCACAAGGTTTGGCTGACGAGCAACGATGAGGCTGTGCGCTCGGAGCACGACAAAAGGGCGAATGAGGTCGTTGAGATTGATTCGCGCTTCAGCGCCCTTTTCCCCGGTCCGGGTCCGCTTTATCCGCTCGATCCCGAGATTGATGCCGGGGATCGGATCAATTGCCGATGCTTCATGCGATTCCAGTTCAGGCCCGCAGCCAAAAAGCCCGCCGCGCCGCCGCCCGCAACGCCAGTTATTCCGACGCCAAATTTGCGTCCGCGAGTCGCCAACCTTGATGACGCGATTTCATTTGGGGTGGAGTTGGTGGCCGAAATTTTGGCGCTAAACAGGACGAAAAACGTTACATCACTTTCGCAGTTGACAAATCTGGAGTTTCGCCAAACGCTTCAGGAGGTCCTAAAAAGGCGGAAAATCGATACAGGATTGTCAGCCGGTTTGATGGAGATAAAAGCCAGCGCAATCAATGCAAAGTCCAACACAACACAATTCATTGACAAATTCGCTCAATACTTTCCAAAAGATGCAAGTTTGGCAATGTTCAAGAAATCTCTGCTGCCAGGCGGGCGGATGGAGGCGAGTTACAAGCCAAATGAGCGCGGCTCATCGCTCCCGCGAAAATACGGCAAGCCCAAAATCAAGTACGACAATTACTCAACTTTCGTGCATGAATTTCTTCATCAAGTTCAGGCGGAATTCCCCGAGTTTGATGCTGTGTTTCAGCAGATTCACAAAAACAGAACAAAGGGCGAGCCTCTTCAACGCCTTAGCGTTTTGACCGGGCACAATGGCTACAAGTCGCATGAAGTGGCAAGACCGGACAAATACCCAAGAGCGTACTATGGCCGAGAATATGGCGAAGATGGCGCGCTGGAGATTGTGACGATGATTGGTGAAGCAGTTTTGGGCGGCGACCCGCAAAAATGGGAAGAAATCAGAAAACCTGAAAACCGCGACATGCTCAACGCATTCTTGGGGGCGCTCTATGGATTCAAATTTTGATGTCATGCTGATGCCAAAAAGCATCGGCGAAAAGCCGCTGCATTTTGTCTGGTCTCCGAAGGCCGGAATGATCGGCAAGGACACTGTCGCCGAAATTGGGCCGAAGATCGAGGAGCAGCTTGCATACGGCTGGGTCTCAATCGAGCCTTCGCCCGCGTCGATCGAATTCCGCGCGCCGTTGACTGATGCGGGGCAAATGGTCGCCTTCCTCGCAAACCTGTACCACCTCCCGCCGGAGTTGATGGCGCTTTACCCCGCGCTGCCGAGCGCCCCGGAGGAAGAGGATGCCGAATCGGGGTTTGTGTTCTAGCGCACATTCGCAAATTTGCGCTTTCTGTCCGCAACATTGTTTGGGGCACAATCCGGCTATGTCCGTCCCAGAGGCGACACTCAGATGACCATGGAAACCAGAAGCAGACCCGGCGAATTGCGCGCGGTCGAAGGCGAGGGAATCATTGAAGGCTATGCCGCCGTTTGGGGCACAGTCGACTCTTACGAGAGCTCATTCCAGCGCGGCGCCTTTAGCAAGACCCTTCAGGAGCGCGGCCCTCGGGTCAAGATTCTGTGGAACCACGAAGACACCGTCATCGGCAAGCCGCTCGAAATCCGCGAGGACGAGAAGGGGCTGTTTGTCCGGGCGCAGCTTGTGCTGAGCGTGGACAAGGCGCGCGAGGTCTACGAGCTTGTCAAGGCGGGCGCAATCGACACCTTCAGCTTCGGCTTCCGCACCATCAAGGACAAATGGGCGGGCAGCATCCGCGTCATCACCGAAGTCATGCTGATGGAGATCAGCCCGGTCATTTTTGAGGCCAACAGCGCCGCCGTCATCACTGGAGTCCGAAACATGCCCAAGTCCGAAGAGCGCGCACAGCGCTACGCCGAAACATACGCAGCCTATGAGCTTCAGTCGCGCGGCGATCTGATGCTGGCGGCGCTGCGCAGGACGCTGGACGATGTGTGGTACGGGCCTGCCGTTCCGGGCGATCAGATGCGCGCGGCGATCGGCGCCGCCCTCGGAGAATTCGCAGAGATGTATTCGGCCTACACCGACGACATGATTGCGCACGAGAAGCGCGCAGGTCACGGAAGCCCGCTGGCCCTGGCCACAAGAGAATTTCTGCGCAACGCCAGTCTGACGCCGGAGGGGCTTGCCGCCTCCACGTCATTGACGCTCGCAGAGGTGCGATCACTTTTGGACGGAGCGCCAAAAGTCGCATCGCAGAAACTGGGTGATCTGCCTGATGAGTTGCGCGCCGCAGTCGCGGCGCAGCGCGCAGCTCGGGTCAACGCCCTGTGTGATGAGTTGCGCGATGGTCTGGAGCCAGCAGAGTTGGATCGCATTCGCGGTCTGCTGCCCTCTGAGGACGTCCCCGCAATCTCCTTCCAATCCATCGCAGACCGTCTGACCGATTTCCGGGCAAGTCTGCAGTGAACCTTTCCCATTTTGGAGACCAAGATGTCCAAAGAGATGCAAGTTGTTGTTGAAGAGCTGAACAAAGCCACCGTTGAGCTGCGTTCGTATGTCGATCGCAAGATCGAGGAAACCGCCAAGGGCGGCGCGAACGCGCTGACTGAGGCGGCCATCGAGAAGGCCAATGCTGACATCGGCGAGCTGCGCGCCCGCTATGATGAGCTGCTCAAGGCGTCGCAGCGTCCGCAAATCGGCGCCGCAGGCGGCGACACCGACAAGGAAACCGAGCTGCGCAAGAGTGCGTTCGTGAAGTTTCTGCGTTACGGTGTGGGCGAGACCGGACGCAAGATGATGAGCGCGGAGGAAGTCCGCGCGCTGTCCAACGCCAGCGATGCTGACGGCGGTTTCCTGGTGCCGGTGGCCTGGGAAAACACCGTGCTGATGCAGGCGTACAACGAAGCGGAAGTGCGACCCGCGTGCAACACCGGCACCACCGGGCGCGATCGCGTGTACATGCCCGCTCTGAAGAAGCCCTCGGTGGCTTGGGGCGTGGCCAATGTGGCTGTGACGGCGCAAGACATCACTGCCGGCGGCGAGACCCTCCCCATCAACGATCTGCGAGCTTTGACGCTCATCCACAACAACACCCTTGACGACGCAGATGCGGACGTTTGGGGCGAGTTGAATGCAGCGTTTTCGCGCGCGATCGCCGAAGCCGAGGACAACGCCTT